AACAGCTTTGATCGCCATTTTGACACCTATTTGGTTGTTCAAGAGAAATCTGACATTCAAATGCAAGTGTTGGCGTCTGCTGCTGCTCAAGTGACCGGCGAATTGCAAATCATCTACATCAAGAACGACGCCAGCACCTAAGAGGGCTAGATGGCAACGAGCGGGACATATCTTTTCAATCCTTCGCTCGGCGAGATGACTCTGTACGCCTATAATCTTGCAGGATTGAGAGCTACTTCTCTCGTGCAAGAGCATATGACTTCTGCTCGCATGGCATCAAATATGATGCTCTCGCGCTGGTCGAACCAAGGCGTAAATCTTTGGAAGGTGGAGCTTGTAACCGTTCCCCTCGTTCAAGCCCAAGCTACATACAATGTCGATGCTAAGACAGTTATGATCTTGGACGCTTACATGGAAATTGACAATGGTGCAGGTCAGCCAATTGACCGCATCATCATGCCAGTCAGCAGAACAGAATACGCGAGCTATCCGAACAAAGAACAGCAGGGCTTCACGACAACCTACTGGTTTGATAGGCTTTTGGCTCCGACAGTTACGCTTTGGCCTGTTCCGGATGGAACTTCTGCGCAGAATTTGAAATACTATCGCGTGGTTCAGATCCAAGACTCAAACTTCTCGTCTGGCCAAACAGTTGACATCCCGTATCTCTGGATGGAAGCATTTGCGGATGGCTTGGCTTATCGCCTCGCCCGCATTTGGAATCCGCAGATGGCTCCGGGCCTCAAAGCTCTTGCTGATGAATCTTACGGCATTGCCGCAGCTCAGAACACTGAGTATGTGCAGCAATACATCTCGCCGCAAATCATCGGCTACTATAGGCCATAGGAGGTGATCTTTGGCCTACGCATCGCAAGCCGGTAGGGCAAGAACTAATGCCAGAAGCCCACAGGCGCATGCCATATGCGACCGCTGCGGTTTCCGCTACAATCATGTGAATCTCCGCTGGCAGTTTGATTGGCGCGGAGCTGCCCTTCAAAACATCCGCTTGTTGGTTTGCAATCCTTGCTACGACGAGCCGCAGCAGCAGCTCCGCGCAATTGTTGTGCCGGCAGATCCTGTGCCGATCAATCAGCCGCGCATTCAGGACTTTGTTACGGCCTCGCAGGACACTCGTGTCACTTCTGGCCAGAATACGGTTGATCCGACGACAAACATCCCAATTCCGGGCGGCGACATTCGCATTACGCAGGATGACGACACTCGTGTTACGCAACAAACTGGCGAGCCTCCGAACGGCCTTAATGAGCTTCCGGGCACTGATCCAAATGCACCTGGAAACAATGATCCGGGCTTGCCGTACAACAACACTGACGTACCAGAGACAGGGCCGCTGACATGAGCGTCAAACAAATCCCGAACCTTCCTGCGGCAACAGGTCTCAACGGCTCTGAGCAGTTTGAAGGCGTCCAGAGCGGAACTTCCGTTCGCATTTCTGCTAGTCAGATTGCAACTTACATCTCGTCTGCCTACCCTGCTCCCGGCATTGCAAGCGTCAGCGGATCAGCCCCAATTGCAGTCAGCACAGTTGGCAATGCAGCTACGGTGTCTCTTAACCTTCAGGGCATCACCAATGCCTACATGGCCCCTATGGCGGCTGGCACGGTTAAGGCGAATGTGACTGTTGGTTCTGCGTCTCCAACAGACGCCACACCCAGTCAGGTTCTGGACGTTATTGGCTCTGGTGGCGGTTCTGTTCTGTATCGCGGCGCTGTTTCTTGGGCGGCTCTGAGTGCTGGCTCTCCGGGTCAGGTTCTCGTTTCCGGTGGCTCTGGTGCGCCTTCTTGGCAGACCCTTTCTGTTCCGTCCGGTCAAATTGCGCCGACTGGAGTTGTTGCTGGCACTTATGGCTCTACATCTCAGGTTCCGCAATTCACGGTCCTTGCCAGTGGTCAGATCAGCAATGTCACCAATACCTCGATTGCTATCAGTGCGGGTGCGGTTTCTGGCCTTGCAGCTTCTGCGACAATTGACACGACGATTGCTGACAATATTACGTCGGGTCAGCTTGCTGCGGCTCGGTATAGCAGCACGATTTCGGGCGCTCTTGATGCTGCCGCTGGCAACACCTACGGCGACATTCTTTACCGCAATGCGACCGATTGGGTTTCTTTGCCGCCGGGGACGGCTGGCCGAGTTCTTTCCACGCAGGGTGTGGGTGCGGCTCCTCAGTGGATTCCTGCTGGCGGCACGGGTACGGTTACTAGTGTTGGGACGGGAACGGGCCTCACGGGCGGGCCTATTACAACCACCGGCACGATCAGCATCGCGAATACGGGTGTAAGCGCGGCATCATATGGCACGTCAGCGTCGGTTCCAACGATTGCTATTAATGCTCAGGGCCAGATTACGTCGGCCAGCAATACGACCATTAATGCCGTCACCCTGACAACCGGCACGATTACGACAGCCCCGACCAATGCTAACGACATCGCCAACAAGGCGTATGTTGATACGATCTCGTCTGGTATTAACTTCCACGAGTCAGTCGTTTATGCAACGACAGCTGCTCTTCCGGCTTATAATTATACCAACGGCACTAGTGGTGTCGGGGCTCAGATCACGGCCACCACAAATGGCGCTCTGACGATTGACGGCTATACTTTCCTCGTCGGAGATATTGGTAAGCGCGTTCTCATCAAGAATGAGACCAGCACCAATGAGCCATACAACGGCATCTACGTCATAACGCAGCCTGGTAGCGTCTCATCCGTGTTCGTCCTTACAAGGGCGACAGATTTTGACACGGCTGGAACGGGCATCAACGAAATCAATGCTGGCGACTTCTTCCTCGTCACCAGCGGCACAGCGAACACCAATACGTCGTGGGTGCAGCAGACCCCGCTCCCGATCACAGTTGGCACAACAGGAATTGTCTTTACGCAGTTTGCTGCGCCGGTTCTTTACTCGGCAGGCACTGGTCTGAACCTCGCCGGTACGGTCTTCAACATCTCCAATACGGGTGTTTCGGCCTCCACCTATGGCTCGGCCTCGTCTGTCCCGGCAATCGCAGTCAATGCTCAAGGCCAGATCACCAGCGCCTCCAATACGTCCATCGCCATCAATGCCAACCAGATCACGACTGGCACGGTCACGGTGGCTCAGGGCGGTACAGGCGCTGTAACTCTGACGGGTTATGTAAAGGGCAACGGCACAAGCGCCCTTACGGCCTCCGCGACAATCCCCAGCACGGACATTACCGGCTTAGGGTCAATGGCGACCCAGAATGCCTCGTCGGTAGCGATCACTGGCGGTTCTATCAATGGTACGCCAATTGGCGGATCAACTCCTGCTTCGGGTGCATTCACGACGCTTGGGGCCACTGGAGATGCTTCGCTCTCAACTGTGATTGCGGGCACATGGAACGGCAGCCCGATTGGCATTGCCTATGGTGGCACTGGCGTATCAACGACGCCTACCAACGGTCAGCTTCTGATCGGCAATGGCACGGGTTACACGCTCTCCACTATTACAGGCTCAACTGGCCTGAGTGTTTCCAACGGCGCTGGTGCGATCACCCTGACCAATACGGGCGTCACGAGTGCTGTAGCCAGCACCGGCATTAGCGTTTCTGGCGCAACTGGCGCTGTCACGTTCACCAATACCGGCGTCACAAGCCTGACTGCTGGCTCTAATATCACACTGTCTGGAAGCACTGGCGCGGTTACTATTTCGTCCACCAATCCGGGCGGCACTGTTACAAGCGTTGATGCGTCGGGCGGCACGACGGGCATGACCTTTACGGGTGGCCCGATAACTGGTTCTGGTACTCTGACTTTGGGTGGCACTCTTGCCGTTGCGAACGGTGGTACGGGTGCTACAACAGTGGGTGGAGCGCAGACGAATTTGCAAGTGGACCCTGCCGGGACCGCAGTCGCAATGGCGATTGCGTTGGGCTGAATAAGGACATTGGACAATGGCTAACACGTTCCTTCGCAAACTCAGCCGCAACATCGGGACATCTGCTGTCCAGATCGGCTCTTACACTGTCGGCGCTTCCACTCAGACCACGATCATTGGTTTGGACTGCGCCAACACAACTGCCAACACGATTTCGGTGAGCGTCTATCATTATGACGGCACGAACATCACCTATCTGATTAAGAATGCCCCGATCCCGACTGGCTCGTCCTTGATTGTGGTGGGCGGCGATCAGAAAGTTGTTCTGCAAACTGGCGACAGCGTTTATGTTGTTTCCGACACGGCCACATCTGTTGATGTCGTGATGAGCATTCTGGAGATCACCTAATGTCTTATCAGGGCAATTACCCTCCTTCTACGCCGCTCACTTCGTCGCAGATTGCGGCGGGTGCAGTGCAACCTTCAAATATTGCAACAGGCAATGTCACATGGACATTTAACAATGTTCTAAATATTGGTGGCACGACGCCTCGCATCACGGGCGATTTCAGCAATGCGACTATTGCTAGTCGTTTGATGTTTCAAACTAGCACAACTAACGGTGCGTCTAATGTTGAGTTTATTCCAAACGGAACAAATACGACTACAAACATAATTGCTTCTAACAACTCGTCTGATCCTGCAAATACCTCTGGTGCCTCTTTAACAATTACAAACACGGAAGCTCGTGTTCAATCGTTTGTTCGTGGCACTGGTACTGCTCTCCCTCTGACATTCTACACCAATAGCTCTGAACGCATGCGCATTGACTCCTCCGGCAACGTAGGAATTGGTAATCCTTATGCTTATAACGCTTCGTTTATAAACGCCAAAATATCAACTGTGCTTTCCGGCACAAATAATCCATACGCTGCATACTACTATCCAAGCTCTTCAGGTGAAGTTTACGTTGATGCGATAACTTCATCTTCTGGTGGAACGCAGCTTGTATTCCGCACCTACAACAACGGCACTTATAATAGTTCAAGGTTTGATGCCAACGGTACTTTTATTGTTGGAGGCTCAAATCCGTCCGTAAGTTCAGGTGTTGGATTTAAGGCTGATAACGCAGGCATAACTGGCTGCGTTGTTGACACAGCCGTCAACGCAAACACCTATCACTTTTACAACGTAAACGCGACCAACACTGGGTATCGTTTTTATGTCAACGTGAATGGCGGGATATATAATTATTCTGCAAACAACTCTAATCTTTCTGATGCTCGTGTTAAGAAAGATATTGAAGACGCGCCAAGCTACTTAGATAAGCTTTGCTCCATTCCCGTAAAAACATTCCGTTTTAAAGATCAGGACGGGGATTGGAAAAATCTTGGCGTTATCGCGCAAGAGGTAGAAGCAGTTGCCCCTGAGTTTGTGGATACTGACGGGTGGGAAGCTGAACTTCCAGAAGACGGCATCCCTCTTAAATCCATTTATGAAACAGACCTTAAATATGCGATGCTAAAAGCCATCCAAGAGCTCAAAGCCCAGAACGACGAACTCAAGGCCCGCATTGCCACTCTGGAGGCCAAATAATGCCTATTTCCTTCCTCCAGCCCTCCGCAGTAGATAGCTCGTACAACGGGTTCATGCGTAATCGGATCATCAACGGCGCGATGGTCATTGACCAGCGTAATGCGGGGGCGGCTGTAACGCCTATCAATACCCAGTATCTTGTTGATCGTTTCAGCTTTCTATGTTCTCAGGCATCAAAGTTTACAGCGCAGCAAAATGCCGGGTCCGTTACACTCCCGGCAGGTTTTACAAAATATCAAGGCTTGACGGTTGCTTCTGCATACTCAGTAACTTCAACTGACTTTTTCCTACTAAGTCAGAAAGTTGAAGGCTTCAATGTTGCGGACTTGGCGTGGGGAACCGCAAATGCGGCTACAGTTACCCTGTCGTTCCGCGTTTATTCAAGCCTAACTGGAACATTTGGTGGCGCGATTAGGAATGGTGCAAACAACAGGTTCTATTTGTTTAGCTACACCGTTTCTTCGGCAAACACTTGGACAAGTATTTCTGTAACCATCGCTGGAGATACAACGGGAACTTGGGCTACCGATAACACCACCGGTATTGAGGTGCTTTGGGGTTTGGGTGTTGGCTCTACATATAGCGGTGCGGCTGGTTCTTGGTCAGGTACTGCTGGCTTCGCGCCCACTGGCGCAACCTCAGTCGTAGGCACCAACGGCGCAACCTTCTACATCACCGGCGTCCAGCTTGAGGTAGGAAATACGGCCACGCCTTTTGAGCGGGAGATTTATTCCAATACGCTGGCAAAGTGTCAGCGGTATTATTATTTGGTGGCAACAAACGGTGTTAATTCTCCGTACATCAATGGGCATTGCTGGCAACCAGATGCTTTTTATGGGGTAATTCAGCATCCTGTTTTGATGAGAACAGCGCCAACATTTGTAGCAACAAATACAACTAACATGGTCGTATACTCTGGCGGTGGAACATACAACTCAACTGCTATAAATGTCGGTTCAATAAGCACTTTTTGTGCGGAAATCATAGTTATTACGTCTGGAATGACAACGGGACGAGGTGCTTGGTTGAGGGCGGCAGCTTCTGGCTCTGTTCCAGCGTTATCGTATTCTGCGGAGCTTTAATCATGTATCAGATCGTCATAGAAAAAATCACTGGTCAGCAAAATTGCATCAAGCGCCTCGCAGACAATGCGTTCATCCCGCTTGACCCTGCCAATATGGACTATCAGGAATTTTTGCGCTGGAAAGAAGAAGGCAACGAGCCTCTGCCCGCTGACACACCGGAGAACCCACAGTGACATATCTTGGCAATCCCCCTGTCAATGGCGTCTTCAAAAAGCTGGATAACATCTCTGGCTCGTTCAACGGGTCCACGACCACGTTTAACCTGACTTCTGGCGGGGCGGCGACGACTCCCGGTCTGGCTCAGAACCTGATCATCTCGCTCGGCGGTGTTATTCAGGAGCCCGGATCGGCCTTCACGATCAACGGGTCTACGGTTTCGTTTACCTCTGCTCCGGCTACGAACACGACCTTCTGGGGTATCCAGTTGGGCGATGTTGGCCTTGCCACAAACCCCAATCAGTCCGCGATGACCACGCAAGTGTTCACGGCGACGGCTGGTCAGACGACCTTCACGGTGGCTGGCGGGTATACGGCGGGCCAGATACAGATATTTGAGAACGGAGTCCAACTTGTCATTGGCGCGGATGTCACGGCGTCAAATGGCACGACCTTCGTTCTGACAAATGCTGCTACTGTTGGCGATACGCTGGTGGCAATTGTCTACTCGTCGTTCATTGTTGCCAATGCGGTTGCCAAGAGCGGCGACACGATGACTGGCGACCTGACTGTCCAGACCAGCGCATATCTGGCAACGGTGTCGGGCAACGTAGGGGTCGGGACGAGTTCGCCAACATCTATTGCAAATTATAAGAGTGTTACAGTAAGCAGTGCGGCTGGTGGTGGATGGGTTGAGGTTACAAACGGGACTGTTCGCGGCGTTCTTCAAAACGGTGTTGGTGATGCAACTCTGGAAACGCGAAGTAATCACCCGCTTATTTTTGGAACCAACGCCACCGAACGCGCCCGCATTAACTCCTCCGGCATTATCACAGCCCCATATCAAACAGCCTTTAATGCCTATGGAGGAGGGACGCAATCTTTTGGCGGCGCTCAGTCAACGGTAGTTGTTCAATTCAACGCACAAGATTTTTTAGGGGTGCGGTCAACTGGGTACAATACATCAACATATAGGTTTACCGCACCAGTTTCAGGCGCTTATTTGTTGTGTGGCCGAATAGTGAACACAACATCCGGCTCAACCGGACCTGAATTTACTTTCAGAGTAAATGGCGTATCAACATTCTATTGCGCTATAAATTACGCCAACAACTCATATGTAACCACATCTGGTCAGGTAGTTGTTTATCTGAACGCATCTGATTATGTGGAAACATGTATTACAAACAACAACAGCACATCCTTCACTCTTGACCTTACAAGGTCAAATTTCTGCGGCTTCCTGATTGGATAATGGAGAGAGAAATGAACATCAACATTAGCCTTTCAGAGGCAGAAAACATGGCCCTTTCTTTTGTTGCTAGCTCAGCACAAGAATGGGCCGAAAATGCTGTCAAGGAGCGTTGCCGCGTGGCAATTGACGAGATTGTCCGCATTTGCGTTGAAAGATGCATTGAGACGAACGCGCCTATTCCCGGCAGCAAAGACGAGATGGTAATGCTCGCTTTTGCTAATGGCTGGGTTGTTGCGGCTGCTGATCGCCCTGTTTCTACACCTCCGGTAGTGGAGCCTGCACCGTGACAAATGCTGTTAATCTCTCAACTGTTGCAGCGACTGGGTTCCTTCGCAACCGCATCATCAACGGCGCGATGGTCATTGACCAGCGTAATGCTGGGGCGAGTGTGACGCCTATTGCGGATCAATACCTTGTTGATCGGTTCAATGTTTATCTTTCGCAATCATCAAAGTTTACCGCTCAGCAAAATGCTGGCAGCGTCACCCCTCCTTCTGGTTTTACAAATTATCTTGGCCTTACGGTTGCCGCAGCAGCCAACGTCACTGTTGGGGCGGGTGATTATTTTGGCACTCGTCAAATGATTGAAGGCTTTAATGTCGCTGATCTTGGATGGGGTGCTGCGGGTGCATCAACGGTTACGCTTTCGTTCTGGGTCCGCTGCTCTCTTACTGGGACGATGGGTGGCTCGTTGACTAATAGTTCGCGGTCGTATCCGTTTACCTTTACTGTGAGCGCGGCAAACACTTGGGAATATAAAACAATCACAGTTCCCGGCGACACATCAGGAACTTGGAATAAAACTAATGGGATTGGAATTGAGGTTCGCTTCTCTCTTGGTGGTGGATCATCATTCGCTGGGACCGCAGGAGCTTGGGCTACTGGTAACTTTGTTACCGCAACAGGCGCTACAAATATAATTTCTACAAATAACGCTACCTTCTACGTCACTGGCGTCCAGCTTGAAGTCGGCACGGTCGCAACTCCGTTTGAGCGTCGGCTGTATGGCACGGAGTTGGCGTTGTGTCAGAGGTATTGTTTGGCTTGGAGGCCGCAAGTTAATTCTGGCGCAACCAGCTTCCCTGCGATTGCGATTGGGTATGCAGCGGCCTCAACAAGCGCAAACTGTACTGTACAGACTCCTGTCGCTTTAAGAGCAACCCCTACGCTTTCTTACACCGGAACAATTACTTTTGTGGCTGGAGCAGTTGCAGCAAATGTTTCATCTTTACCAACTGTTTATGAAGCATCTAATAGTTCATTTTGGTTTCAAGCCGCCTGTTCATCGGGAAGTTTTACACTTGGAAATGGTGGTATTTTGTACTGCGGAAACTCAACATCTAATGCCCTTATAGCGTCTGCGGAGCTTTGAGATGTATCAGATCATTCTTGACCAAATCACAGGGCAGACAGGTTGCATCAAGCGCCTCGCAGACAATGCGTTCATCCCGCTTGACGAAGCTAACACCGACTACCAGAAATATCTGGAATGGCTCGCGGAAGGCAACCAGCCGCTGCCGCCTGATCCGGTGGAGGGCGCGTAATGGGAACAGCCAATATGCTGCTGGGTGCTGCGGGGCCGTTCCTGTTCTTCCGCACCATCTCGTCGGATCAAGCTGATTACAATCTGTACAACCAGATGATCGCTGCTGGCTGGGATGGTCAGCGGCCAGTTATCGTGAACATCACAATTAACAACGGAGTCGTCATTTACTCAACGACTACGGCATCTCCCGCTTTCACGATCTATTCTATTCCTGCCAATAGCTCCATCTACATCACAAACAACGGCTACATCGTTGGCAAGGGCGGCACGGGCGCTGGCAAAGGCTATCCAAATAGCACGGACTACAACCTAACTGCGCCAGCTTATGCTAACGGCGGCACTGCTTTCGTCACGACTTATGCTGTCAGCATTGATAACCTGAATGGCACGGTCGGTGGTGGCGGTGGCGGTGGCGGCGTTGGTGGCGCAACACAGGCTGACTGTAGTTGCACAGGCTGCGGTGGTGTTGAGCTTAACGGTATGGCTCCGGGTGGCGGTGGTGCTGGTTATGGCACAGGTGGTCTGGGCTATACCAACTGGAGAAATAATACAGGCTACCGACTTTCGCTCATACAAAGCTCTAATGGTGGCTTGACCACAGGTGGTGGCTCTGCGGGCAGCGGAACTGGCGGCACTGGCGGCTCTTTAGGTCAGCCGGGCAACTCTGGTGGCGGTTCTTCTCGCTGCGGCTACACCAATCAATCTGGTCCGGGAACTGGTGGCGCTGCCGGTGACTGCACTAACGGCAATTCTAACATCACTTGGGTCAACACTGGCACACGCTTGGGGGCGTTGAACTGATGGAAGATCAGAAGCTCAGTGAAAAGCGCATGGCAATCTGCAAGACATGCGACCAGTTCAAACCGTTTCTAAATAGATGCGGCGTGTGCGGGTGCTTGATGTCGCTGAAGAGCCTGTTTCCAAGCGAGAAATGCCCGGAAGGAAAATGGTGATGGACCACCAGACCATGATGAATGCTGCATTTATGCTCGCGACCGGCGTCGGCGGGTGGTTTGCGCGTGAAATGTGGGGCGCTGTCAAAGAACTGCGGCAAGACCTCCATGACATAGAGACAGAATTGCCCAAAAGCTATGTCATGAAAATTGATCTTGATAAGCGTATGGAACACATAGAGCACATGTTCCAGCGCATCTACGACAAGTTGGACGGAAAGGCGGACAAGTGAGAACTCCCACTAAAAAATCCACCGTCAAGAAAGCCGCAGTTAAAAAGACTGTTGCTAAAAAGCCACTCGCCCCATCACCCGACCCGCAAAAACCTGCGCCATCTGGCTTCCTTGATAAGGCCATTGATGTTGTGAAGTGGGTAGACAGCCCATTCAAGTTGGCGGTCGTTATTCTTTTAGGTGCTTTTGGCTTGACCGGATACCTTGTGTATCAGAACCAAGAAAAGCTCATCAATAAGGTCATCAATCACGATACCATGCCAACCTTGGTGTCAGATGAGCGTATCGTCGGTGCGGCGCAGGCTCTTATGAGAGACCTTCGTGCTGAGACAATTATCGTTCACGAAATCAATCTATCCAGCAATGCTAGAACAACTCGCGTGGCTCTTAGCCCAGATGGCCGTCACGCTCCGCTGGAAGGCAAGAAGGGCGCATTTTTCTCAGGGTCTCCAGCCCGCAACCATGCTGCAATCTCAATGCTCAATGGCGAGGTGCTGTGTGAGACGTTTGAGCCATCGTCAGAAGCGGGCGATTGGATCGTGTCAAGGGGCGTGACCTACGCTTGCAGGGGCTCAATTCCTCCAGAACAGGGGACGATGGTTGGCTATTTGGCAGTTGGCTTCAAAGGGCCGCCTCGTGATATAGTTGCAGTACGAGCGAGGATTAATCAGACAACACGAGAATTGGCGAGGTAAATATGGACCCGCTAACAATCCTCGCCCTTGCCAAAGGCTCCTACGAGGCCATCAAGACCGGCGTCAAGTTGGGCAAGGAAGTACAAGGGATGTTCAAAGACATCTCTAGCTTGATGGATTCCGTCTCCAAGCTAACACAGATCGCTGCTAATCCTCCGAAGCCCAAATTGTTTGGCAAAGAGAGTGCTGAGAAGCTGGCGATGGACGCCTACATGGCGAAACGTGAAGTTGATAAAATGTTTAATGAGGCAAAAAACCTCTTTATCTCTGAACAAGGATTGCATGCTTGGGACTGGGTCATGGCTGAAACGGTCAAAATTAAAAAAGAGCAAAAGGCTGCTGCCGAGCGGGCTCAGAAAGAACACGAAGAGGCAATGGGCGAGCTTATGGTTTATGGTGCGGCGGGCCTCGTAATCCTTGTGCTCTTGGCTGGCATGTTTGTGACAATTTTTGTCGCATCTAAGTAGGAGGGGTAAATGGATATTCTAAAGGTAGCGGGGCCACTGCTTGGACAGCTTGCGCCTACCCTCGCGACAGCTCTCGGTGGTCCGCTGGCGGGCCTTGCGGCAAAAACCTTGTCAAATGTCCTGCTTGGCAGCGAGGAAGGGTCTGAGTCCGACATTGCAAAAGCTTTGCAAAGCGCAACGCCCGACCAGCTTGCTGCCATCAAGCAGATTGATGCCGACTTCAAAACCCGCATGGCGGAGCTTGAAATTGATTTAGAACGCATCTCGGCAAAGGACCGTGACAGCGCCCGCAACCGCGAGATCATGACCGGCGACCACACGCCCAAGATTTTGGCGGCGGCAATCACGATTGGCTTTTTCGGCATCCTGTTTTGGATGTTTATTCATGGCGTTCCTAAAAACGGAAACGAAGCTCTGCTCCTGATGCTTGGGGCTCTTCAGACTGCATTCACTGGCGTCATCGCATACTATTTTGGCTCGTCGGCTGGCTCAAAAGCCAAGACTGATGCCCTCGCAAACAAGGAGAAATAAAATGGCAAAAGAGAATTGGGAGAAGTCTTTCCAGCTGGTTCTTAAACATGAGGGAGGGTTCGTCAATCACCCCAAAGATCCCGGCGGCATGACCAATTTGGGCGTCACCAAAAAGGTTTGGGAAGAATTTGTTGGGCGCGAAGTTGATGAAGCTGAAATGCGCGCATTGACGCCAGATGTCGTCAAGCCGCTTTACAAAAAGAACTATTGGGACAAGATCAAAGGCGATGAATTGCCATCTGGTGTGGATTATGCCGCATATGATCTGGCAGTCAATTCCGGCACTGGCCGTGCAGCAAAGTATCTCCAGCAGATCGCTGGGGTTCCGGCAGACGGAGTCATTGGCCCCAAAAGTTTGGAAGCGATCAAAAGCTGCCCAGCCAGCCAAATGGTTGATGCCCTTTGCGACACCCGACTGGATTTTCTGCAAAGGCTCCCGACTTGGGGGACTTTCGGAAAAGGCTGGGGCCGACGTGTTGAAGAAGTCAAATCAATCGGCTTGAAACTGGCAGATGACAAAGAATCAGCATGATTTTGATGTTGATTTGTCGACAGAAAAGTGCGATAATAAGTTGGCCTCTTGCCAATGCTCTTTGGCTAAATGAAGATGCTGGGTGGCTAAATGACGACAGGTTTAACCTATTCCCAATATGTCACCCAGATCGCGACCCTTGCTGTCGTCGAGGAAACAAATCCTGAATTCGTAATCATCCTTCCGCAGATGATTACCTATGCGGAAAACAGGATGTATCGCGATCTTGATTTCCTGTTTACCTCGATCAGCATAACTGGCTATAATTTGACGACAGGAAATCGCACTTTGACGATACCTCAAGGGACGATCGTCGTTTCCGAACAGTTCAATGTTATAACTCCTGTCGGCACAACCAATCCAGATTCAGGAACAAGAGTTCCTCTTTTGCCTGCAACCAAAGAGTTCCTTGATCAGGTTTATGGCGACTCTACAAATCGGGCAATTCCGCAATATTATTGCCCATTCAATGACAATTTGTTTTTGGTTGGGCCATTCCCAAATGCAAATTATGGGGTTGAAATAGTCGGAACCTATAGGCCTGACAGCTTGTCTGCTTCAAATGTTACGACATTTATCAGCCTTTATCTGCCTGATTTGCTGATCATGGCTTCCATGATTTATGTCAGTGGCTACCAGCGCAATTTTGGTCGGGCAAACGACGATCCGCAAATGGCCGTCAGCTATGAAGGCCAATACAAAGCATTATTAGCTGGCGCAGCCGTTGAAGAAGCTCGCAAGAAATATGAATCTTCTGGCTGGTCGTCTCAGTCGCCTTCGCCAGTCGCAAGCTCTTCGAGAGGTTGATAGATGCCGCACGCATCCCTCAAACTTGTCCCCGGCGTAGACGTCAACAGGACGCCTGCACTCAATGAGGCAGGCATTTCTTCTTCAAACCTTATCCGGTTCATCCCAGACCGCCAAAACCTCGGTTTGGTGCAGAAACTTGGTGGATGGACGAAATTTTTCCCAAACCAAATTGGTTCTGTTGTCAGGTGTATGTGGGCTTGGGAGGACACCAACTCTAATTCCTATTTGGCAGTTGGCGCGGAAACGCGACTGAATGTCATCAGCGAAGGCAATCTTGCCAACATAACTCCACAGATAACAATTGAATCTTCGGTTGCGGTCGATTTTTCTACTGTTTCTGGTTCAGATGAAATAACAATCAAAGATATTGGCAGCAACATAACAAATTTTGATTCTGTTTTCATCAAAACGCAAGTCAGCGTTGGCGGGTTGGTGCTTTTTGGATTGTACCAATGTATTGCAGCGACCCCAGATGAATACAAAATCTTAGCAAAAAATGCTATTGGCGACCCAGCTTTGGCAACTTCAACCGTTAACAATGGCGGCGCAGTTGCCAATTATACGACAGCTAACGGCACTGCCGTCATAACTGTAACACTTAACAACCATGGGCTTTCTGTTGGCAGCAACTACACCGCCCTTGTTTCGACAACTGTTGCAGGTGCCACAATCGAAGGAAACTATAATGTTTTTGAAGTTGTTGATGCAAACAATTTCAAAATCAATGTTTCCAATGCAGCGACAAGCACGACTTCCGGCTTTCAAAATGGCGGCAATGCTTATTACGAATACTACATCGGTTTGGGGCCACTCCCTGCAGGAACAGGCTATGGCGTCAACGATTACGGCGAAGGCGGTTATGGAACCGGCAATACCCCAACTGCTGTTACAGGCACACCGATAGTTGCAGAAGATTGGACCCTTGACAACTGGGGCGAAGTTTTAATTTCTTGCCCGCTGAATGGGCCGATCTATCAATGGGATCCGGTAGGCAACACACTTGTTGCATCGGTCATCCCAAATGCCCCGACAACCAATCAGGGCGTCTTCGTTGCGATGCCGCAGCGCCAGCTTGTCGCTTGGGGCTCCACATTCAATGGAATTCAAGATCCTCTTTTGATCCGTTGGTGCGACATCAACAATTATGATTCTTGGATTGGCACTCCTGTCAACCAAGCAGGAAGCTATCGCATCCCGAAAGGCTCCCGCATCATTCAGTGCATTCAAGGCCCACAGCAAGGTTTGATTTGGACCGATCTTGGCGTTTGGGCCATGCAGTACGTCAATCTTCCTGATGTTTACAACTTCAACGAAATTGGCAATGGCTGCGGACTGATTGGTCGCAAAGCAGCGGGTTCAATAAATGGCGTCATTTATTGGATGGGCCAAAGCCAGTTCTTCCGTCTTTCTGGGGGAGGCATTGAGCCTATTTTCTGCCCGATATGGGACGTTATTTTCCAGGATTTGGACAAGACAAACCTTGAGAAAATTAGGTTTGCGGCCAATTCAAATTTCGGAGAGGTGGCTTGGTTCTATCCGACCATGGGCAATGGCGGCGAGATCAATGCTTATGCAAAATACAATGTTGCTCTTGGCCAGTGGGATTATGGGACTCTCACTCGCACCGCTTGGATAAACCAGTCGATCTTCGGTCCGCCAATCGGCGCTGATTCAAATGGTTTTATTTACCAGCACGAAACTTCAACAGATGCAGACAATCAGCCTATGAACAGCTCGTTTCAAACGGGCTATTTCGTTCTGCAGGAAGCGGATGTAAAGTCCTTCATCGACCAAGTTTGGCCCGACATGAAGTGGGGCTATTATGATGGGGTTCAAGCAGCAAACATCTTGCTGACATTCTATGTTACAGATTACCCCGGCCAAACGCCAATCACTTATGGGCCATATACGCTCACCCAAGCAACAACCTACATAACTCCTCGGTTCCGTGGCCGTTTGGTTTCAATTAAAATTGAAAGCAATGACATTGGATCATTTTGGCGACTTGGAAATATTCGCTATAGGTTCCAGCCCGATGGGAAATACTAATGTCTGCTTCACTCAGTGACATTCTTACCACTCAGAAAAATGGTGTCGTTGCAATCAACGGCCTCAATCAAACATTAAAATTGATTGAAGCAGATCTGCCTTGCATCTGCACCAATCTGGCTGCTCTCAATGTCATCATGGGTGACATTCAAACTGCGGTAGAGCAGATCGCAATTAATACGGCTCTGGTTGTTCCGTCGCTGATGTCGTCTACTGTTCCAGCGGGAAATGCAGGAACACAAATTGTCGTTGGTGCTGGCCGATTGTTTGCTATTTCAATTCCAACACACTCCGGCAGCAGCCAAATTCGTGTTTATAATAGCGCAACGACTGGCGGCATTGCGGCAACCAATCTTATTTTCCAAAGCTTGCCATCAAATACGACTGGGTGGCAAACATACTACACCGTCAATCTTGCCTATACGGCGGGCATTGTTGTTGCGACTGACGCATCCACGACTTGCGCCGTCTCTTACACTCCGAACCCGTGAGGACATCATGCCCCTGAAAAAAGGCTCCTCGCAGAAGACGATCAGCTCCAACATTGGTGAGCTTGTCAGCTCTGGCCGTCCGCAAAAACAGGCAATTGCGATTGCTCTTGAGACTGCACGCAAACCTCGCAATTCAGGCGGCACAACAATAACAACCCAGTCCGCAGGAACGAAACCGGCCAAGTTGCCGAGCTCTCCTGCGCCAATCAAACCTCACATGGGGCCAATTCACAGCCCTGTTGCAGGCCGCACAGATCACCTGCCGATGCACGTCAAATCCGGCAGCTATGTGATTCCTGCCGACATTATATCGGCGATGGGCGAAGGCAACACAATGGCAGGGTTCCGGAGTGCCAAAACGCTCTTTGGTGGCACGCCTTACGCCGGGAAAAAGAATGCATATGGTCAAGGGTCTGCGCCCTACGACCAAGCTCTGCCCAAAGCTGCGGGCGGCGAAACGCATGGCGAAAACCTTGTGCCGATTGTCGCAGCTGGTGGAGAATACGTGATAACTCCAGAAGAAGTGATTCAAATAGGTGGCGGAGACCTTGATTTAGGGCATAAAATCTTGGATCATTTCGTCAAGAAGATGCGTGCAAAAACTATCAAGACACTCAAGAAACTTCCGGGACCGAAGAAGGATTGATTTATGTCTGACCTAAAAATAACCCTTGCGACCCCTCAAGATGAAGAACAGATCCTCTCCATTGCGAAAACCGCTTGGAATGAAAATGGGCTGACTGACATTGACATTGAAAAGGTAAGGGGCATGCTACGGCCAGCTCTTTACCTTTGGCAAGGGCTCTGTGGCGTCATCAAACAGCCTTCTGGTCGGATCGAAGGCGGCATCCTTCTCCGAATGACGCAAATGTGGTATTCAAATTCTTGGATCATCGAAGAAAAAATCATCTTTGTGGATCCAGAATTTAGGAGCATAAAAGGTGGCAGGGCAGCTTTGCTTTGCGAGTTCTCAAAACGTGTCGCAGACGATCTGGGCATTCCGCTAATGATTGGCGTTCTCTCCAATGATCGCACTGCAGCAAAGATTAAAATGTACGAGCGCAAATTCGGCGAGCCTGCAGGCGCTTTCTTTTTGTATGGTGCCAAAACTGGCCATGAAGCTGTAATGGAGAATTAAAATGGGCGGTGGCGGCAAAGGCGGCACGACAACACAATCGGTCCAGATCCCTCCAGAGGTTCTTGCCCGATATAATGCGGTCAACGCAAGAGCTGAAGAAGTGGCTAAAACGCCATTTGAAAAGTACAGCACAGACCCAAATGCATTTGTCGCGCCGCTGAATGCCTCGCAGCAAGCTGGCCTTGCGGGAACAAGCCAGTATGCCAATGCTGCGCAGCCTTATTATGATGTTGCGTCGCAGTATACAGCACAAGGTGCACAAGCTGCCAACCCGACTGCACTCAATCAAAGTGCAATCAATCAGTACATGTCGCCGTATTTGGAAAACGTAGTCGGCTCGACGATGGCCAATCTGCGTCAGCAGCAGATGCAAGAGCAATCACAGTTGATGGGCGGCCAAGCAGCGCGTGGTGCTTTCGGCGGTGACCGTGCAGGAATTGCAGCAGCAAATCTTGCTCGCCAGCAGCAACTCGCTAGCGGCCAAACCCTCGCTGGCCTTCTTAATCAAGGCTACGGTCAGGCTTTGCAAACCGCTCAGCAGCAGCAGGGAATTGGCCTCGCTGCTCAGCAAGCCAATTTGCAGAGGTTCTCTCAAGCAGGTCAACAGTTTGGTGCGCTCGGCACAGCAGCACAAGGCGCGGGCCTCGCTGGCGCACAAGCGCAGCTGGCTGCGGGTCAAGTTGCCCAGCAGACCGAACAGGCTGGCAAATCTGCTCTGTACAATCAGTTCTTGCAGGAAAAGGGCTACCCGTTCCAAGTCACGCAGTTCCTCGGGAACCTTGCGATGGGCACAGGCGCACTTTCCGGCTCTACGACAACCACCCAAATGGCTTCAGATCGTCGTTTGAAACACGACATCAAGCATATCGGCGAAACGAACGACGGCGAACCATTGTACTCGTTCAAGTACAAAGGCGACGACACGACGCATTTCGGTCCGATGGCGCAAGATGTTGAAAAGCGCCATCCGGAAGATATCGGCCTTGCTGGCGGCTACAAAACGGTCAATTATGATGCGGTCGCCGATCGTGCGGCAGCTCATGAACACAAGCAGCACGCTTACAAAGGCGGTGTTGTGCATTCTGAAGGCGGTGCAGTGCTGCCTTTCCGTGCGCGTGAAGGATTCTCTCTTGGCGGCGTAAATGCAGGAGTCGCGGCAGGTTTTGATCCCGATTTCATCAATGAACTGTTGAAGAGTCGTGAAGGAACTTACGCAAAACTCTATGGCCAGCCGGGAACTCCTCGTGGCGTAGACGGAACTCCGGGCGGCGCTGGGGTTGTCCCCAAGCCTTCCCTCGCTGTCGCTAGGCCTCTTCAGCCAGCCACTCCTCCTCCTCGTCAGCCCTCAACCATTGCTAGCGGCATGGAAGCTGGCATGCAGGCTGCCAAACTTTATGGCGTCGGCAAAGAG